TAAGAGATCTTCAATGAAGCGATAATATTTCAAAACATCATTTCTTAGGTTGTTTAATAAGAAGATATTTTCAGGTAGTATTTTTTCATCTAGCCTCATCACATCTAGCTTAAATTCTCCTTGTTCGGTATTAGAGCTGATATTGACTAGTTCAAAGATGACATCTCTAATCTCAAACTCTAAAGAAACGTTATCCATCGTTTCTTGGAAGTTGATATGCTTTACAGATTCCTCTTTGATATCGAATAGTCCCTCTGCGAATTTAACATCGTCTGCTTGATGATCCAATGAGCAACTTATACAAAGAGCTATTTTATTAATGGATGTCTTCCCCTTTTCAGGATCAATCTCTGAAATCTTATATTTTCGGATAGATTGGTCTTTTATTGATGTCACAAGTGGCTTTTGACAAAGCGGACATTTATTATTAACTTCTAAAAGAAGAGGTACATCATCAACTTCGGCAACAATCCCAGCTTTTTTATTTGGTCTACTGATTGCATACAAAAAACTTCTCGCAAGAAATTCGCTGGTCTTTCCATCCTGATAAAAGGAGGTTAATTCTCCGCACTTTTTATCAGAAACAGAAGGATCGTCAGTTAATAATTTGATGATTTCCTCACAAATATCATCTGTTAAATGTGGATTTAGATCAGGAACAACAACATCCTCAAAATAATGAATAGCATTGGTTATGACTTCGGGTCTAGCTGATGCTTTTTTTATTTTATTATGTACTTCATTTTTTTGCTTCACTAAATTCGAAATCATATCCTTAGAAACATCAATATCCTCACCCATTGCGATTGAATCTAGCAAAAGTCTACCTGCAACTTCTTGTTTGTTATTTTCTATCAAACCACTCTGCATGATTAGAATAAATGCAGAAATGTTATATTTGTCCATATAATCGACCACTCCTTCTTCATTAAAAATTACGAAAACATTACGAAAAGACTACGAAAGCTCACTAACTACTTTCTAATCAAACTTTGTTATCATTGTAACTGTAATAAGTAATGCCGAATTTTGTTGTATTATATCATAAAATGTACGCTTTGTACAAATAAACTGATAAAAAATATAAATAAATTACTTATTACAAAAAAATCACAGGCCTGATTTAGCTATAAGGGCATGGGAGACAAATATTGAATTGCTCATTTTATTGAGCATCCAGTATGAAGTATTCCTATTTTCTTATACGCTTCTTTAGGAGGTAGGTGACTTGGCGTAGCTTTATACACAGATATATTTGTTTTCCATCCCCTTCTGCTTTAGGCGGAAAGGAAGATAAATATGCAAATAACATTAAAGTACGACCAAGGAGTAAAGAAGGAAGAGCTTGTAATCTTAGAGATTTGCGAGCAGGAATTGGAGAGAATGGTGGAGCTTGGTTATCAGCGCCGTTTGGCTGAGGTAGCTGATGGTGAGGTTGTGGAAAAGCGAACAGCGGAAGAAATCATTGAGGAATGGAACAGGCAGGAATTTAACGCTTGGCGCAGACATCATCGTTATATTGATTCATCTTCAACTTTTTATGAAGAGGGTGAACAAGTGGATGTTTTAAATACAGTTGCTGATAAATCTCAGGTAGAAGAATATCAGAGACAGGAAGACTACGATGATATATGTCAAAAGATTCATCAAGTGCTGAAGCGAGAACAAGCTGATATGATTATTGCGATTTGTCTAGATGGTATGGCTGTGAAAGATTATGCGGATAAGATTGGGGATCAATTAAAAAATGTATCTAAAAGATTCAATCGTGCGAAAAAAATATTGAGAGAAATTTTGCTTTAAAGTAATTAGGAAAACACTTTCTTGAAAAAGTTTTGTCAAAACGGCGATTTTTACCTTCTCCCAAGGCTATTAAGTAGAGGGTGAAAAACCTCAAGCAAAAAGAAAGGAGGGAAATCATCATGAAATTAATTGATTTAACAAGACAAAGTATGGGGTGGAACAATCCACCTAATACAAGAACAACAACTCAAATCAGAAATATTGCTATCCATCACTCCGCAACCAATATAGGAAGCCAAACCATCTTTGAAAACCACTGGCGAAATCTTGGATGGCGAGTAGGTGGCTATCATGAAATCATCTTACGAAATGGCGATGTAGAAGTCTGCTATGTCCCAACAACTGTAGTAAATGGTGTCGGTGGGCATAACACAAATTCATATCACATTGGAGTGGTTGGAAATTCAAACTTTACACCTGAACAAGAACGATCATTAATTGAACGAATCAGATTCAATATGAACAGATTTCAAATCCCAGTTGAACGTGTACTTGGGCACAACGAGTTTGCGAATGTACCAGGGTTTAACCACCGATCAAACAGCTGTCCAGGTCGTAATATGAGTACCCTACGAAGTAATCTAAGATTACCAAGCGTCGCAACACCACCAGCACCATCACCAGAACCACGCACAAAAACCCATACTGTACAAGCAGGTGATACATTATCAGCCATTGCAAGGCAATATCGCACAACAGTTTCGGAGTTACAGCGGTTAAATGATATTGCTAATGTCAACTTAATCCGCGTGGGTCAAGTATTAAACTTACCAACTGTTGTTGATAATGCCATCCGTGTTGGTTCAAGGGTTCGTGTCAACAACAACGCACAGAGTTGGGCGACAGGACAATCAATCCCATCATGGGTAAGAGGACAGACCTATACCGTCCAACAAATAAGAAACAACAACACTGAGCTGTTACTCTCAAATGTGATATCTTGGATAAGACATAATGATGTCACATTAGTTTAACAACAAATTTGACCTAGGTAAGTCATTAAACTGCCTACCAAATATCGATATTTTCTAGCCTTGGCCAGGCTATACAAATTGAACAGAGAAGTACAAAGCAACAAAAACAAATGGCTTAAAGCTGTTAGACAAAAAAGCTCCTAAGAGATGGAGAACAACCAGAAGATAAAACGTGCTTTAAGGACAGAAACGCAGGTGATTATAAGTGAACAACTTTATCTACAAGCTCACGGATTACATCAAAAGCCTAGCAACAGGATACCCAGTACAAATCGGCAAATTTACCGAATCAGATTCACTTGTGGTCATCCCAGTAGAAGGGTCAACCGTAATCCAAGAGTATATGGATGGCACAAAAGATATTCGCATGTCATTCGAAATCAGCATCAAATCCAAATCACAAGAAAATGCATTCAATGTGTTAAATGAGATCACCAACAACATCACAGACATTGGCAACTTCTTAGAAAACGGTCCACTACTAACCATCCTTGTAGAACAAATGCCATATTTCGCCAAAGAGCAAGAAATCGGATATTTCATCTACAATTCGAAAATAGTAGTAAACATCACAGAAACAAAATAAAGAACTGGTAACCCCAGTAGAGGAGAAATTAATTATGAGAAACAAAAACGCAGCAAGAAGACATTATGTAGCACCATTTATTAACGCAGATTTAGTACCAACAGTGGCAGACGCTTTACCACTAGCAAAATTCATCACTGACATCACTGACGGAAGTGATGATCAAACAGACGAGTTTGCAGATTATGCAGGAGATGGAACAGTACAAACAGACATCGTCGGAATTCAAGAGTCATGGGATATTTCAGGAACATTTGATGCAGATGATGAGGCACAAGCACTTATCGCTGATATGAAGCGTAAGGTTGGTAATGACCGTAAACTATGGCATTTAATCGTTGATTCAAATGCAACAGAATTAGTAGTAGGAGTAGCAACAGCATTAAGTATTGTTGCAGGAAGTGGAGCAGCTGATGAGCATGAAGAATTCTCATGCACATTACAATATGATCAGCGTCCAACAGTAGAACCTTACAACGGTTAATTAAATAACATTTTCAAATAGAACTTTAGCTTACGACAAATATGAGTTCTAAAACATAAGAAAGTAAAACAACGGAATAGGGATTCACTTGAGTGTTTCCCTTTTCTAGCAATTATATTGAAAGTAGAGGTAATGATCATGGCATTAAAACTAGAACTAAAATCAACCATCATCCCCATCGAAATAGGAGATTTCAAATTCGAGATTGATATGACAGATACCAAAAGGAAAGCAATTGAGGAAAAATTAGTCCTATTCACAACAGAAGCAGCCAATCTGGATGAAAACAACCCAGAAGACGAAGTAAAACTAAAAGATTTGTTACAAATCATGTACGATGAATTGCTTGGCTCAGGTGCATTCAAAAAGCTATACACCCATACAGAAAGCCTAGAAATCCTATCAAATGTTCTTGCCCATACAGTAGTTGGCATTAAGCAATCACTTGAAGCAAGAATCATCCACAACCCAAACTTACAGGTAGTAGCAGAAAACAATAAATCATCAAAAAAGCCAAAACTCGGCGGTAAAAAATAATGTTCCTTTTACACAAAAAACCCGAAACCGAACTTGATATCGACGGAAAAATCTACCCAATTAACATGAGCTTCAACAACATCCTAATCTTCTTCGACATCATAGAGAAGACCATCAGCAGTGATTATGATAAAGTTGTATTAGGTCTCTACCAGTTGCTTGGGATACATCTCGATCTTAATCCAGATGAACTCCATGAGGTGTTCAAGTACATTGTGGAAAACTTCATTAACGAAGGAAAGAACATAGAAGCACCAGTCGACTTAGAAGGTAATTTAATGCCTGTAAAGAAACAAGACCCAGTGCAGGATCTAAAACATGATGCAGTACACATTTACGCTTCATTTAGACAGGCATACAACATCAATTTATTTGAGGAGCACGATAAAATGGACTGGCGAGAGTTTAAAGCATTACTTGGTGGATTGCCTGAAGATACATCCATGTCGAAAATAATTGACATAAGAAGGAGACCATATCCAAAAGGTAAACATGCCACTGAAGAACGGAAGAAGCTGAAAGAAGCCAAACGTGCTTATGCACTTCCTGGGGTGGAAGTTGA